GGTCTCCAGGAAGTCTGACAGGATCAAGCCCGGCTGTGACTGCTGCGCCCGCGTCGCGGCTGAGCACGGAGCGACGAAGTGGCGGCTGTGACGGAGTGGATCACTTGCAGGGACTTGACAAGGGGGTTACGCTCGAGGAGTCGCCGCGCCAGCGAAGCCAGCGGGGACGACGAGAGCGTACTCACTGGGCACAGGGCACGATCCGAGCCAGAGCCACGCAGGATCGGGGCCGGCGACGTAGGGCGCAGTGCAGCTCTTGGCCGAGATCCGGCTAGTCTGGGCACCATCACCCGCGCCACGGAACCCAGGAGTCCCGGCATGACCAAGCACGTCGCGAAGAACGCCACGGTCGACGCCACCGAGGTCACCGCCAAGAACATCGACGCCCTTGCCGAGAAGCACGGCGCGACGGTGATGGACTCCCAGCGGACCGAGGGTCTGCGCTTCCTGCTCGTCGAGGGCCCCGAGGGCACGACCCGCGCCGACGTCGGTGGCTTTCTCGTCGAGGACGGCGACGGCAACCTGCGCGCCTTCCAGACCGCCGACGCGTTCTACGCGGTGTACGAGCGACCCTGACCCGTCGTCCCCGCAGCAGGCACGACATCCGGCGTCCCTGGCCCCGGCGCAGGCCAGGCCGACACGGCGTTGGGCCCCGGTCACGCTGAGTCACAGCATCGGCTAACCTCGTCGCATGGCATCCGGTGGAGCGCGTCTGCGGAGTGGACCCGCGCCTGACCCGAACGCGCTTCGTCGCGAGCGGGACGCGAAGGACTGGATCAAGCTGCCCGCGGAGGGCCGCGTCGGCGACGCCCCCGAGTGGCCCGTCGAGCTCCCGGCGCCGAGCGTCGGCGAGATCTCCATGTGGACGCGGCTGTGGGCGCTGCCCCAGGCGCTCGTCTGGGAGGCCGACCGCGGTCACGACATGGTCGCCCTCTACGTCCGCACCTACATCGACTCCGTCCAGAAGGACGCCCCCGCAGCGCGCACGACGCAGGCCAAGCAGCTCGCCGAGGCGCTGCTGCTGACGACGCCCGCGCTGCACGCCGCCCGGTACACCATCGCCTCGCCCGCGGCGCCACGGAACGGCGAGGTCGAGGACTCCATGGCGCGGCACCCCTCGAGCCAGCCCAAGCGCAGCGGTGCGCGAGCGATGCTCAAGGTCGTGGAGCCGACAGCACATGCCGACGACACCGAGGACTGACGACTACGTCGTCGACTTCCCGGTCCTCTGGGTCGCCCTGGACTGGGTCGCCGCCCACTGCGTGATCCCCGACGGGTTCCGCATGGGCGAGCCGTTCGAGCTCGCCGACTGGCAGGCGTGGTACTTCGCCAACTTCTACCGGGTCCGTCCCGGCGCCGCCCTGCGCGAGGGACGGCCCGTCGCGGCCCCCGCGTTCCACTACCGCCGCGCCCAGGTCGTGATGCCGCAGAAGGCCGGGAAGGGCCCGATGACGGCGGCGCACTGCTGCCTCGAGGGCGTCGGTCCGGCGCTGTTCGCCGGCTGGGCCCGTGGCGGGGAGATCTACCGCTGCATCGAGAACGACTGCGGCTGCGGCTGGGAGTACGAGTACGAGCCCGGCGAGGCCATGGGTGCCCGGTGGCCGACGCCGCTCATCCAGATCACCGCGTACTCCGAGGAGCAGGCGGGGAACGTGTACGACGCGCTCAGGCCCATGATCGAGAAAGGCCCGCTGATCTCGGTCATCCCGAAGACCGGCGAGCAGTTCATCCGGCTCCCCGGCGACGGACGCATCGACATCGTGACGTCCAACGCCCAGTCCCGGCTCGGGCAGCGCGTCACCTTCGTCCCGCAGGACGAGACCGGCATCTGGACGTCGAACAACAAGATGATCAGCGTCGCGAAGACCCAGCGACGAGGCGCCGCAGGTATGCAGGGGCGCACCGCGGAGACCACGAACGCCTGGGATCCCGGCGAGGACTCCGTGGCGCAGCAGACCGCCATGGCGGCGATCCAGCGCCCCGACATCTTCCGGCTCCACCGCCAGGCCCCGACCAAGTCGACCGGCGAGCCGCTCAACTTCCGCGACAAGCGCGAGCGCATGCGGATCCTCGCCCACGTCTACCGCGGCTGCACCTGGATCGACCTCGGTTCGATCAACGCCGAGGCCGAGGAGCTCATGCTGCTCGACCCCGGCAACGCCGAGCGCTTCTACGCCAACCGCGTCGTCGCCGGGCAGGGCTCATGGATGAACGAGGGGCTCTGGGAGTCCCGCGCCGAGCCTGGTCGCCTCGTGCCCGAGGGCGCCGTGGTCGCAGGCGGCTTCGACGGCTCCGAGAACGACGACTGGACCGCGATCCGCCTGGAGACCCTCGAGGGCTTCCGCTTCACGCCTCGGTACGGGCCCGACCGGCGCCCGACGTACTGGGATCCGAAGGAGTGGGGCGGCTCCATCCCTCGCGGCGAGGTCAACGCCGCGGTCGACGAGATCTTCCGGCGCTACAAGGTCAAGAAGTTCTACGCCGACCCCCGCGACTGGCAGAGCGAGATCGGCGAGTGGGCGTTGCGCTGGGGCGACGACGTCGTCTACGAGTGGGCGACGTACCGCATCGTGCCGATGCACGATGCGCTCAACCGCTCGCTGACCGACCTCATCACCGGGCGCAGCCGGCACGATGGCGACCCGATGGTCGCTCTGCACGTCGAGAACGCGAGGAAGGTGGCGAAGCCCGCGGACCGCTACATCCTAGGCAAGCCTGAGAACCACCGTAAGATCGACCTTGCCATGGCTGACACGCTCGCCCATGAGGCCGCAAGTGACTTGCGCGAGGAGCCCGTCGAGATCAAGGGTCTGACCCGCGTACGCGGTCGAGCCCGAGCCTACTGAGGGAAGGGCCACCCGTGGCAGTCATTCCGCCCACCTACGACCCGCTCAGTCCTGAGTGGTGGGTCTCGCGGCTCTACGAGCAGCTGCAGAACCGACGCCCGGCCATCGAGCACTGCGACGCCTACTACCGCGGTGACTTCCCGCTCCCCTGGCTCGCCCCGCAAGCCGCGGAGGACTTCCGGCGCATCCTGAGCATGACCCGGTCCAACTTCATGGGCCTGGTGATCGACTCCATGGTCGAACGCATCAGCATCGAGGGCTTCCGCGTCGGCATGAACCCCGCCGCCGACACAGAGATGTGGCGGATCTGGCAGGCCAACAACATGGACTCGGACTTTGACCAGGGCCTCTTGGAGAGCGCCATCAGCGGCGTGTCGTACCTGCTGGTCGAGCCGAACCCCGAGGACCGCAAGACGCCGAAGATCCACGTCGAGCACGGCACGCAGTGCATCGTCGAGCACGTCCCCGGCTCCAACCGCCGCGAGAGCGCTGCGGGGCTCAAGGCGTGGGAGGACGAGCACACCGGGCGCATCTACGCGACGCTCTACCTGCCCAAGATGATCTACAAGTTCGAGGCCGAGCAGGCGCCGAAGGTCAAGGGGCGCCGGGCCAGGCTGCAGTGGGTGCCTCGCGCTGGCGTGCGCTTCAAGGGTCGCAACCCGGTCGGCGAGGTGTGCCTCTACGAGCTGCCCAACAACCCGCGGCTGCTCGAGGGCGGCGTCAGCGAGATCCACGACGTCATGGACGTGCAGGACCGCATCGTCAAGACCATCGCGGACCGGCTCATGACCCAGGACTACGGCGCGTTCCCGCAGAAGTGGGCGACCGCGTGGCCCGAGGAGGACGGCGAGGGCAACCCGACGCCGCCCATCCAGGTGGGCCGCAACCGCATGGTCACCACCGAGGTCGCCGAGACCAAGTTCGGCCAGTGGGACGCCGCAGAGATCGGCGGCTACGTCGGCGCCAAGGCCGAGGACGTCAAGGACATCGCCTCGCGCACCCGCACGCCCGCGCAGTACCTCCTCGGCGAGATGTCCAACGTCAACGGCGAGACGCTCAAGGCGTCCGAGTCCGGCCTCGTGAGCAAGGTCCGGCAGCGATGCAAGGGCTACGCCGACCCCGTCGAGCGCGCCGCCCGCGCCGTGCGCCGGCTCGCTGGCATCCCGTCCGACGGTGACGAGATCATGGAGGTGCTCTGGAAGAACCCCGAGTTCCGCACCGAGGGCGAGCTGGTCGACGCGCTGTTCAAGCTCGGCTCCCCGCCGATCAACATCCCGCGCATCGTCATCTGGGAGAAGTGGGGCGCCACCCCGACCGAGATCGCTCGTTGGGAACGGCTCATGCGTGAGCAGCGCCAGGCCGACGACATGATGATGATGATGACCGAGCGCTACCGCGCCATGGCGACGCAGGGCATCGAGGACACCACCACGACGTCGGGCGGCAGCGCATCCAGTGGCGGGGCGAGGAAGCCCAACCCCGAGGCGCAGGCGGCGCGTGGCGGCGGCTCAGGCGGCAACCGACGACGCCAGGTCCGCGACACGGACGGTGACGGCATCGTCGGTGAGGGTCGCAACGGCAACTCGCTGTGACCACTCCCGCGCCGCCGACCGTCGAGCAGGTCGCCGCGGAGCACGCCGTACAGACCGGGCTCATCCGCGCCATGGCGCTGAACGCCGCGATGCAGATCTGGTCTGCTGCGCCACGGAACCTCGTCGACCTCATGGCGTGGTGGTTCGGCTTCGGCGGCGCCCGTGACCAACTGCTGACGGCGCTGGGCATGGCGCAAGAGATGGTCGCGGCGCAGGCGCCCCAGTACGTCGAGGATACGATGGGCGTGCAGGGCTGGGCCGTCGAGTCACCCACGCTGGTCCCCGACCGCTTCGCCGCCACGGCGTCGGATGGGCGCTCGCTCGAGACGCTGCTGGACCGCGTCGTCTTCCAGGTGGACCGCGCTGTGCAGCAGGACGACAGGACGGTCGAGGAAGCGATCCGCGAGGCTGAGCCGCTGCTGCAGCGCATCGTCCACACGCAGGTCACCGACGCGAGCCGCGAGGCCGACGGCGTCATGCTGGCGACCTCCGAGACTGCCGGGCCCATCGCGCCGGACTGGTCTCCGTCCGTTGCGCCACGGCAGCAGCGTCCACCCGTGTCCGACCGGGAGTTCCTCGACGCCAACGAGATCGTCGACCCGTGGGCCCGGCGCCGTCGAGAGCAGGAGCTCGCCGAGGCCAAGCGCCAGAACCGCTCGCCGATTGGCTGGATCCGCATGCTGAGCCCGCCGTCGTGCGGGCGCTGCGCGGTGCTCGCCGGGCGCTGGTACGGCTGGAACGAGGGCTTCCAGCGCCACCCCAACTGCGACTGCCGGCACATCCCGGCCATCGAGAACGACGCCGAGTCGCTCGTGACCGACCCGCGGCTCTACTTCGACTCGCTGAGCCGGGCCGAGCAGGATGAGCTGTTCGGCACCGCCGCCGCCGACGCGATCAGGAACGGCGCCGACATCGCCCAGGTGATCAACGCGCAGAACCGGCAGGGCGGCTCCTACACGGTCGACGGGCGCCAGTACACCCGCGAGGGCACGACGCGACGTGGCTACTACGGCGGCACCGAGGCCGGTCAGAACCGGCGCCGACGCCCCACGCCCGTCCAGATCTACCGCGACGCCCGTGGCGACAGACAGCGCGCTGTGAGCCTCCTGACGGAGTTCGGCTACATTGTGCCGTGATCACTCAGCGTGAGGCTGGGGTCTACGCGGCGTGATGCCGCAAGCTAGGAGAGCGCGTGACCATCGACCTCGACATCTTCGGACGCCCCTTCGCGACACTGCGGGGATCGGCGCCGGATGACGACGGGGGAGGTGACAACAACTCCACAGCGGCTCAGGGCGGCGAAGACGACGACGCTGGCGACAGCACCGACGACGACACGCCTGACAAGGACGGCCTGACCGCAGGTGGGCGAAGGCTCATCGACGCGGAGCGCGAGGCGGCACGAACCGCCAAGCGCGCCTACGGACCGTGGCGCAAGCTCGAGCGGGACTTCCAGAAGTCCCCCGACGAGATCCGCGCCATCCTGGAGGGACGGGACAGCCAGAGCACCGACGCAGACCAGATCCGGCGTGACGCCGAGGCGGCTGCGAGTGCGAAGGTCAACACCCGCCTGGTGCGAGCAGAGGTCAAGGCGCTGGCGAGCGCGACGTTCGCCGACCCGACCGACGCGCACCTCTACATCGACCTCGACGACATCGAGGTCGACCAGGACGGCGAGGTCGACACTGACGCCATCGCCACGGCTCTCAAGGACGTCCTGCGCCGCAAGCCACACCTCGCCAAGGTCAAGGCCGACGAGGAGCGCGACGTCGAGGATCTCGACGGTGGAGCACGCCGCACGCCTCCCAAGCCCGAGAACATGATGTCCATCATTCGCGACGCCGCAGCGGCCAAGAACGGTCGTCGGCGCTAGGTCCAGAAGGGACCAGAGCATGACCAGCCTCATCGACCACCTGCCCCGCATCGCGGGGTCGGCCTACAACAACATCACCACGCGCTCGGACGTCAGCCCGCTCATCCCCGAGCAGGTCAGCAACGAGATGCTCGGCAAGGCGACGGAGGACTCCACCGTCCTGTCGCTGTTCCGCAACATCCCTGTCGGCAGCGGCCAGCTGCGCTTCCCGATCCTGTCTGCGCTGCCCATGGCGTACTGGGTCAGCGGAGACACCGGCCTCAAGCAGACGACAGAGATGGGGTGGGCCAACAAGTACATGACGGTCGAGGAGATCGCCGTCATCATGCCGGTCCCCGACAACGTCCTCGCGGACGTCGAGGCTGACATCTGGGACGAGGCCATGCCGTTGCTGATCGAGGCGTTCGGGCGCACGCTCGACTCCGCGGTCTTCTTCGGCGCCAACGCCCCGGCGTCCTTCCCGGTCAACGTCCTGGCGGCGCTGTCCGCTGCTGGCAACGTCGTCACCGAGGGCACCAACGCTGCGGCGGCTGGTGGCTTCTACGGCGACATCGACGACCTGCACGGCGTGCTCGAGGCCGATGGCTTCGAGGGCACCGGCTTCCTGGCGCCGACCTCCGCGAAGGCTCGCCTCCGCAAGGTCCGCGACACGACCGGGCGTCGCATCGACGAGGGCCGCGTCGGTGGGGACCTCTCCACCCTCGACGGACTCCCCGTCCGCTACCCGATGAAGGGCCTCTGGCCGGTCGCGGGTGGCCCCGGTGCCAACGGCGTCCGCGTCGTGCTCGGCGCCTGGGACGAGTTCGTCGTCGGCGTCCGGCAGGACATCGACATGAAGGTCCTGACCGAGGCCGTGATCCAGGACAACACGGGCGCGATCATCTACAACCTCGCGCAGCAGGACATGACCGCTGTGCGCCTGACCTTCCGCGCCGGCTGGCAGGTCGTGAACACGATCAACAACGAGCGTCCGACGGAGGCGCAGCGCTACCCCGCTGCGGCCATCCAGACGCTCGGCGCCTAGTCCGCGCACCCGCCAGAACACCCGTCGCAAGATCCAGTCAGGAGACTGAGCATGGCCGAGAACACTCCCACCGTCCCCAACCGCAAGGCCCAGGACCAGCCGGGGCAGAACGACGCCAAGGAGACCAGCACCGCGCCGGTCGCCGTGGGTCGCGCTCAGCTCGGCGAGAAGGTCGAGGGCACCCTCACCACCCGCGTTCCCCGCGGCGTGGGTGAGCCCGCTGCAGACGCTCTCGCCAGCGAGCACGATGGCGTCAAGGCGCTGCAGGAGCACGTCCAGAAGACCGTGGATGCCGAGAACGAGCGCGGCTTCCGTGGCGAGCAGGTCGGCGGGTACGACAACCACGCGTACACCGTCGCAGGCGTCACCGCGGGCGAGCCCACGCCCGAGACGACGACCTTCACGCCTCGCGGCAAGTAGTCTGCGAGCAACCGCACAGCACTAAGAGAGGGCGTCATCGTGGCTTACGGAGTCCTGACATCGGACGTCGAAGCCCGGTGGCGCCCTCTCTCTGTTGCGGAGACCGGCGTCGCCGAGGAGCTGATCACGAGCGCCGAGGTTCTGCTCGACACCCTGCGCCCCCGCCTGCCCGGCCTGGTCGCCGCAGGGCTCATCCCGAAGCGCCTCGTCATCGACGTGATCTGCGAGGCCGTGCAGCGCGTGCTCCGCAACCCCGACCTGCTGCGCGCCCAGAACATCACAGGCGACGGTGGCATCGGGATCACCTACGGACTGGGCGAGGACACGAACCACGCCCTGCCTCGTCTGCGCCTCTCGCTCGAGGATCTCGACGCCATCGACCGGGCGATCTCGGTCGTGCCGGGCTCGGGCTCCAAGGTCAAGTCCGTCCGGCTCGTGGCGTCGTGAGGACCCGCGACGCGGTCTCCGACAACCACTGGCACCGCGACCAGGCCAACTCCGACCCGACGACGGTCGGCGGCGCCGTGCTCCGCACGATGCTGAGCCCGGCCCCGCGGTACGCCCACCGTGCCGCAGCCCTGCGTGATGCATGGGCGCCACGGATCCACGATCCCCGTACGATGAAGACCACGCCGACTGAGGAGCCGCAGTGAAGTCCAGCCTGACCCCGAGTGGGGCCTTGAGCGTGCGGCGCATCCCGCTCCTCGAGCGCCCGGTCATCCGCAGCGTGAGTGACGCGCTGCAGCACAGCGGCGTCGGCTTCGCCCGCGGCGACGTGCGCCGGTTCCGCAAGGCCAACCGCGCCGAGCACTTCGAGCGGTCGCTCGACGACCAGCACGGCTTCGCTCAGGGGCGCCTGTTCGCCATCGGACACCTGTGGCTCGCCAAGATCAACCTCAACGGCAAGGTCGACGACTACGGCCTGGTGTCCTGCCGCGTCGTCACCGACGCAGGCGCCGGCTTCATCGTGGACGCGATGCAGAACCTCGTGGAGATCGAGGCCATGCGCTTCCACGGCGTCGGCACGAACACGGCAGCCGAGGCGGCAGGGAACACCGCGCTGGGCGCCGAGCTCACCACCCAGTACTCGACGTCGAGTACGCGCCCCACCGGCACCCTTGGCGAGAAGACCGGGGACAGCAAGACGTACGAGACCAGCGCGACGATCACCGTCAGCGCTGGCGTCGCCGTCACCGAGCACGGGATCTTCTCGCAGGCCGGTGTGCCTGGCGGCGTGTTGCTCGACCGCTCCGTGTTCGCCGCCGTCAACCTCGCTGCGGGCGAGGCGCTGCAGTCGACGTACCAGCTCACCTTCCCGAGCGGAGGCTGAGCATGACTTCGCCTCTTGGCGCTCGTCCTGGCGCCCACGAAGACGAAGTGGTGGACACCGAGCACTACTGGCTCGCGCCATGGGTCGCCACCGTCCACCCGGTCTACGGCTACGAGCAGTGGAACGTCGTGATGTTCAGCGGCGAGAACGCGCTGCCCATGTCCGGCTCGCTCGACCTGCGTGACCCTAACGTCACCGAGGGCTTCGCCTTCGTGCGGAGCCCTGCTGGCCCTGCGGATGCTCCGACGCCGCTCCCGGCCAATGTGCACTACCTGGGTCAGAACCTCGACCGCACGCTGACGAACACCGAGCGCCAGGGTGCTCGCACGCTGCTGGGCATCAACAGCCAGGGCGGCTCCACCCTCAAGGAGGTGCTGCGGATCATGCTGTTCACCGAGGCCAGCACTTCGGGCAAGCCGCGCAAGTTCGTGCCTTCCTCTGACGGCTCCCAGTTCGTCTACCTCGGAGACCTCCGCATCGACTTCTCGGTCTAGCCGTGGTCAGCGAGAACTTCAACAAGGGCACGTCAGCCGGCTGGGGTCCTTCGACAACGTGGCGCGCTGGGCTCGGCACAATGGGGACGAACGCCGACCGCGGCACCTTCGTCAGCCCCACGCCCAACCACGGCACCGGCATCTGCACGGTGGCGCTGGGCAGTCCCAACATGTACTCCGAGGTCGACGTCCCCACCGGACGCGACACGCACGTCGATCTGCGCGCTAGCTCGAGCGGTCAGACGTGGTACATGTGCACGCTGACCTTCGAGTCGAAGCTCGTCGTCGAGCGCTGCAACAACGGCATCTTCACCACCGTCGGCAGCGCCTTCCAGTGCTCCACGACGTCGCGACCGGGTCGGCTGCGCGCTGAGATCGACGGCTCCACGATCAAGATGACGTGGGGCGGGCAGACGCACACGGTTACCGACACGAACATCCAGTCCGGTGAGTACGCAGGCGCCGGAATCTACATGGGCAACCTGTTCAGCTTCTACCTGGACAACTGGACTGCGGACTCGCTGGTAAAGCCGCCGTCTCCGATCAAGATCGGCAACTTCTCGGAGAACTTCCCCGGCAGCGCAATCAACACGGGCATCTGGGGTTCCAATGGCGGGGTCACGGTCGCCAACAATGTCGCGACGTTCCAGCAGACCGCCGCCTATTACGCGATCACCAGCAATGCAACCTATGACTGGCTCGACTCATCGCTGTTCTTCAAGCTCGAGGACAGCCAGAACCTCTCGACCAGTACTCGAGAAGCCGGCTGCGAAGCGTGGTTCAACGACGACAACAAGGTGCTGATCTACCACTCCGTCAACCGCCTCATGGCTGCCGTGAGATCTGGCGGCGTGTACCAGGCCAACCCCTTCGACATCCCCTACGACCCAGTACAGCACGCTTACCTCCGCATGCGCTGTCTCACCGACAAGCGCTGGGCCTTCGACACGAGCCCCGACGGCAGGACTTGGACGCAGCGTGGCGTCAGCGCCAGTGCTGTCGGCTGGGACGTCCGCAACACCAAGATCAACATCTGGACAGGGTTCTGGGGCACCGACACCGGCACCCACACGTCGAAGTTCTCGCGCATCAACGTCACAGGCGCTGCGATGGTCCTGGCAGGCTCGCTGCGACCCACGGGCGCCCTGCAGCGGGTGCAGCCTCCGAAGCGGCTCAGCGGCTCTGTGGCGGCGGCTGGAACCTTCCTCAAGCAGAAGGTCGCGTGGCGCACGTTCGCCGGGTCGTCCAGTCCGGTCGGGACCTTCGCGAAGACCGGCCTGCTCCGCAAGACCGCGACCATCGCCACCTACGCGCTGACCTCCAAGCGCGGCTGGAAGATGCCTCGCGGCTCCGTAGCGCCGGGGAGCGGGACCGTTCGTCGGACGCCGATCCGGCGCTTCCCGTCGACCATCGCGCTGCACAGCCTGTTCACGCCGATCAAGCTCGGTCGCATCCTCGGACGTGCCGGAAGTGCGATCATCACCTTTACGGCGTCGGTCGGCGAGATCCGCCTCCGCTTCCGTCGACACTAGGAGCACGCCATGGCGCAGCAGTTCGTCGAGGGCGGGTCCATCATCGCTCAGGTCGAGTTCCGGCTTGAGGGCGTGCGGGTCGATCCGGTGATCGTCCGCGCCTTCGTCCGACACCCCAGCGGTAACCTCGAGGAGATCTCGTTTCCCTCGACCCACTTCGTGAAGGTCGACATCGGCCTCTACGAGCTCACAGTCCTCGCCGACGAGCCGGGCACCTGGGCGTTCCGCGCCGTGGGGACCGGGACAATCGACGCGGTGCAAGAGGGCGTGGTCAACGTGATCTCGTCCAACGTGATCTGACAGGAGACTGAGCATGGCGCGCAAGTCCACCACCGACAGCGGAGAGAAGCCGGTCAGCAAGATCGTCGGCGACTACCCCGAGCGTCCCTACGGCGACGCCGTCTCCGACGAGCACCGTGAAGTGCTCAAGGAGGCCGGCTACGACGTCGCCAAGAAGACCGAGGGCGACCCGACCCTCGCGCCCGGCGCATGAGCATCGGCGCAGCGGTCGAGGGAGGGCGCCGTCTGATCGAGGGCTCCTTCCTCGACCGCTGCGTCATCCTCGACGTCACCGAGGAGGCCGACGGCTCCGGTGGCACCACGACGACGTACACGCCGCGGGCCCTCGACGTCCCGTGCCGCTTCACCGCCTTGACCGAGACCGACGTGCGCGTGGTCGCGGGCTCGGCCTACGGCGCCGCCACGGCGACGTGCCAGGTCTCGGTCGACCTGCAGGTCCCCGAGGGCGCCTACGTCCAGAACGTCGACCACGACGACGCCTTCTGGCTCGTCGTCGGCGACCGGACGCCCCCCAGTGCCACGGCGACGGTGCGGCGCCTGCTGGTGCGCGAGGCATCCTGGCGATGAGCGTCCGAGTCCGCGTCAACCTCAAGACCAACCGCGTCCCCGCGGTGATCGAGGCGATGCCCAAGGAGATCGACGCCGGGGTCGACGGTGAGGCGCGAGCCATGGCGAACGAGCTGCAGGGCATCGTCTGGCGGCGCTACGGCTACATCAGGGGCGCCACGGTGGCGCGGACAGCCGGCGCGATGTACCACGCCGAGGTCTGGGTGGGCTACAACCGGGCGCAGGGCTTCTACTCGCGCTTCCAGGAGTGGGGCACGATCTACCAGGCGCCACGGCCCATCGTCGGGCCGACGGCGCACGCCCACGAGCCCCTCTATGCTCAGCGCATGGCCCAAGCAGTCAAGGACGCGTGCAACGCCGGATGAGCAGTGGCATCGAGCCCGTCGACATCGTCGACCCCTGGCTCTACTCGACGCTCGCGAACGACCCGCAGATCACTGCTGCCGTCGCCAAGCGGATCTCCAACGGTGGCGCGCTGGGCCCGACCGCGACGCCGTTCATCACCTGGGACATGAACTCGTCCCGAGACATCCTCGCGCACGACGGCAGCGTGATCTTCAACGAGTCGCTGTTCGAGATCAAGGTCGTCGGGCAGGGAGGCTCCTTCGCTCCCGTAGCACCCATTGGCAAGCGCATGGACTTCCTGCTGGGTGCTGCCACGAATGTCGAGGTCCCCGGCAAGGGCTGGGTCAGCAGTCGTCGAGACCGCGTGATCCGCTACGTCGAGTTGGACGACAACGTCCAGTACCGGCACCTCGGAGCGATCTACCGCATCACCGCTCACGCCCTGTAGCAGATCTCTGGCAGACTGTCGACGGAGAGTCACTCCACGTCGTCTGAGAGGAGCTTGGCTGTGGCCGAGCGCAGTACCATCAGCCAGTCCGTCCAGATCGGCGTCGAGGCCACTCCTGGCACCGCCGTCGCCGCTACCCGCCGACTGGGAAGCCTCGGCTTCTCCGTGGGCGTCCAGACCGAGGTCAGCGCCCGGCGCCCCATCGGCCAGAAGTACGCATCGCTGCAGGTGCTCGGCAAGGAGTGGTCCGAGGCCGACCTCGAGGGTGGCCCGGTCTACACCGAGCTCCCCTACCTGTTCGCCTCGCTGCTGTCCGAGCCGACCGTCACGCAGGTCATGGGTGAGGGCGCAGTCCCGACCGGCGCCTACCGCTGGGTCTTCGACACGTCCACGTTCGGCGAGGACAACCCGACGACCTTCACCTTGGAGCAGGGCTCGGGTGCCCGCGCTCACCGCCTGACCAACGGCATCATCACCGACTTCGACCTCTCGTGGGGCCGCGAGGAGATCGAGATCGGCGGCACCTTGCTGGGCCGTGCCATCGAGGACGGCATCACGCTGACCCCGAACCCGACCGGCCTGGCCCAGATCCCGGTCAAGCCGACCGACCTGTCGGTCTACCTCGACAGCAGTGCCGGCACGCTGGGCACCACGAAGCTCCTGCGCGCTCTGTCCGGCGAGGTCTCGCTCGGCTCGCGCTACGCCCCGCTCTGGGTCGTCGACCGCGACCAGCCGTCGTTCGTCACGACCATCGAAGGTGAGCCCGAGCTGGAGTTCACCGTCGTGCAGATGGCTGACCAGCAGGGCATGGAGAACCTCCTCGCCCTGCGTGGTGGCGCGACGCGCTTCCTGCGCCTCGAGGCAGTCGGCCCGGTCATCTTCGGGAGCGGTGCCGGCGCCGTGCGGCACTCCATGGCTATCGACATCGCGGGCCAGGTGTCCGAGGTCGGCGAGTTCTCCGACGAGGACGGCGTCTACGCCGTGGAGTGGACCTTCGGCGGCGTCCACAACCCCGAGTGGGGCAAGGCGATGCACGTCGAGGTCGTCACCACGACCGCCACGCTCTAGCCCAGCAACGCCGAGAGGGGCCCCGCTTAGGCAGGGCCCCTCTCGCATGCTCAGCACTCCCCAGTGCTGCCCCCGGAAGCGAGGCATGGTGAGTGTACCCAGACTTGGCATGCACCTGTCAAGCGTGGCACACTGATCACCGACAGTCACAGCCCCGACGATGGGATCCGAGTGAAGATCAGCCAGGCCACCGCCGACTCCAAGCCCTGCAGTGCCACCTTCGGCGAGAACGTCCTCAACTTCGTGTACCGCCCGCTGACCTACACGGTCGCCGAGATGGAGGCGATGCAGGAGGACACCCCGCGGCCCGGCGCCATCATCGAGTCGATGATGAAGCTGCTCGTCTCCTGGGACCTCACGGACGAGGACGACGTCGTCATCCCGCTCGAGGCCGACGCGCTCCGCACGATCCCGAGCCACATCTTCACCGGCATCATGCAGGCTGTCGGGAAGGACCAGACCCCCTCGGGGGAAGCGTAACGCTGCTCCGTCGGTACCTGACCACGCGGGGCACCGTCGTCGAGGCGTCGGAAGTCCCTGAGTGGTACTGGGTCCTCCGAGCAGCGAAGTACCTGGGGGTCGCGCCATGGGACCTCGTCGCGAAGCCTGTGTGGTGGATGCGGGTAGCCTTGGCCGCAGAGGGCGCCGAAGCGGCGGCGGCGAACGCGCAGCAGAGCAAGGGCGCGTCGAAGACGAAGGGGTAGCGCGTGCCCACGGTCGCCGAGCTCGACGTCCAGATCGACGCGACCAACAACGCGCAGGACGAGCTCGTCGCACTGCAGGCCATGCTCGCAGCGCTGAGCGGCACGGACGCGAACATCGATGTCCGAGCCGATACCGGAGCGGCTGAGCGCGACCTCGCGCAACTCACGGCGCTGCTGCGTGCGCTGGCCTCGACGCCGAGCACGGTCGAGGTGGAGGCCGCCACGGCTGCCGCGCAGGCTCGGATCAACGAGTTGCAGCGCGAGGTCGACCGGGTCGTCAACTCGCCGCACACCGTCACCATCGAGGGCGAGACTGCAGCGCTCGAGGCGAAGCTGGCGCGGATCCGCGCCGAGACCGACGAGTTGCGCGACCTCCGTCTGCAGGTCGAGGTCGAGGCTGCGACCGGCACAGCCGAGGCGAACCTGCGTCGCCTGCAGAGCAGCATCGAGTCGATCACCGAGCGGGTCGACGTCAACATCGACGCGGTCGGCGTCGAGCAGGTCATCGCGCAGATCCGCGGCATCGAGTCGGCGATCACGAGCATCGACGGCAACGTCAAGGTCGACGCTGACACGGCGGCGGCGCGGGCACAGCTTGAGTCGCTGCGAGCCTTGGCGACCAACATGCAGGCGCAGATCAAGGTCGACGCCGACACCGCGCAGGCCAACGCGAAGCTGCTGCAGGTCCAGGCGGCGGCGCGGGCGCTCGAAGCCACCATGCCGGTCGACGCGGAGACCGGCGCCGCCCTGGCGAAGATCCGCGGGCTCGAGTCAGCGATCAACGCCATCGACGCGAACATCGACATCGACGTCGACACTGCGGCGGCTCGAGCGCAACTCACCGCGCTCAAGTCACAGCTCGACGCCATCGACCGGATGCGTGTCGAGCCCAAGGTCGGCACGGGTGGCCTGGAGAACCTCGCTGTCGCTGCCGAGCGCGCTGGTACCAACGTCCGTGGCCTCATGAGCGCCGGGCTACTGCTGTGGCCTGCCCTTGTCCCCATGGCGGGCGCTGCGACCGCTGCGGTCGGCGGCTTCGCGACAGCGGTCTCCGTCGCGGGCATCGGGACCGGGCTGTTCGCCGCCGTGGCGGTGACCAACTACAACGACGTCACCGAGGCGTCCAAGCGCATCACGCAGGCCACCGAGGAGTACGACCGGGCGACGACCGACGCGGCGCGCTCCACGGCGCTCGCCAAGATCCAGGCGCAGTGGGACCTGCTGACCCCGGCGCAGGCCGAGGCTGTCCGCGAGCTCCGCAACTTCCAGACGACGTGGGCCGACTTCGCTGGGCAGTTCCAGCCGCAGGTCTTCGAGATCGCCTCCAACGGTCTCGGGATGATCAGTGAGTTGCTCCCGCAGATCTCGCCCATGGTGCAGAGCGTCGCGGACACCTTCGTCGACCTCGGCGAGCGCATGCGGACCGCGCTGCAGGGCGACTTCTGGCAGGACTTCATCGGCATGCTCAACGAGCAGGCCGGACCTGCCATCGACACGCTGATCACCGGCTTCGGCAACATCATCCAGGGCTTCGCCGGGATCCTCATGGCCTTCGCGCCCTTCCAGGCGCAGTGGAACGCCGGCTTCGTCAACATGACGGCTCGCTTCGCCGAGTGGGGCCGGGAGTTGGGCGCGAGCCAGGGCTTCCGCGACTTCATGTCGTACGCGCAGGCCGCGATCCCCGCCGTCAACGACTTCCTCGGCTCGCTGCTCGACGCCCTCGTCGCCATCGTGCGCGCCGTGGCGCCCTACGGTGACCTCGTCCTCGGTGCGCTCACCGCCGTGCTCGACGTGATCGCCGCGATGGGCCAGCACGCACCCGGCCTGCTCGCGCTCGTCGTCGCGTTCACCGGCATCGCCGCTGCCGCCGTGGCGCTCGCTGGCCCCATCGCCTCGGTGCTCCGCATCGGGCAGCTGCTTTGGCCCGTCATGACCGGCCTCGCCGCCGCCGTGGGGCTGGGAGTCGGGCCCTTCGTCGCCATCGCCGCGGGCGTCGCGCTCGCAGCGGGCGCCTTTGCTGCGGCCTACTTCCAGTTCGAGGGCTTCCGCGAGGTCGTCAACAACGTCGCTCGAGCGGTCGTCGAGGGGCTCGGCCAGATGGTTGCTTGGCTGCAGGCGACGCTCGGCCCCGCCGTCGCTGCGGTCGGCACCTTCATCAAGGCCGAGTGGGACAAGTGGGTCGTCTGGGCGCAGACCATGGCGCCGCAGTTCGCTGCTGCGTGGCAGTCCATCGTCACCGGCATCCAGGCGTTCGGCGCCATGGTCGCTGCAGTGTGGGGGCAGATCTGGCCCTTCCTCGCGCCGGTCGTGCAGGCCGCGTGGGATCTGATCAAGGCTGTGATCTCTGCCGCCATGGAGATCATCCGCGGCGTCATCACGGTCGGGCTCGGCGTCATCAACGGCGACTGGACGACCATCTGGAACGGCATGGTCATGATCGTCCAGGCCGTGTGGGGCCTGATCGGCGGCATCATCAGCGCCGCGTGGGCCGTGATCAGCGGGCTGTTCATGGCTGCCATCGCTGAGATCAAGAGCCAGTGGGACGCCTTCTGGAACGGGCTCGGCACTATCGTCTCGACGGTGTGGGGCCTGATCACCGCGGCTGCTGCAGCAGGTTGGGCCATGCTGCAGGCGGCGTTCGCTGCTGGCGGCGCCATGCTCAGTGCGGCGTGGAGCCTGCTGTGGACGACGCTGACCACCGTCGCCTCGACAGTCTGGGCGGGGATTCAGGCTGCGGCATCTGCCGGCTGGGCAGCGCTCACCGCGATCTTCTCGGCCATGGGCGCCGTACTCACGACCATCTGGAACGCACTCTGGGCCGTCTTCGCCCCGGTCGTGTCTGCGGCGTGGGCGGTCACCCAGGCAGTCGTCGGTGCGGGCATCGCGATCATCCAGGCGCTCATCAGCGCCTTCGTGTCGATCATCGGCGCGATCTGGTCGGCCTTCTGGAACGCGGGCTTCATGGAGCCGGTGCGTCTCGCGTGGGCTGCAGTCCAGATCGCAGTGCAGACCGGCGTCACCATGATCCAAGCGCTCATCACCGCGTTTATCGCCGCCGTGCAAGCCGTCTGGGCGGTGTTCTGGACGGCGCTCTCGACGGTCGTCACTGTGGCGTGGACGACCGTGCAGGCCGCGGTTGCCGCAGGCGTCGCCATGGTGCAGGCTGCGATCACTGCGTTCATCGCCGCTGTGCAGGCCGTGTGGACGGTGTTCTGGACGACGCTGTCGACTGCCGTCACGGCGGCATGGGCGCTGATCGGCGCGGCGGTCTCGACCGGCGTTGCCGCCGTGCAGGCGATGTTCACCGCGTTCATCGCTGCCGTGCAGGCTGTCTGGACTGCCTTCTGGGTCGCACTGCAGACGGCGGCGCAGACCGCATGGACGACGATCTCCGCAGCGGTTCAGGCCGGCGTCACCGCTGTCCAGACTGTGATCACGACCTTCATCTCGACGATCACGACCGCCTGGTCGACCTTCTGGACCGCGCTCGGCACGGTGCTGACCACCGCGATCACCACCATGCAGACGACGATCACGACCTTCATCACCGCTGCGACGACCGTGATCACGACCTTCATCTCGACGATCACGACGCAGTGGCAGACCTGGCTCACCACGATCCAGACCGCGCTGCAGACGGCGTTCACGACGATGACGACGATCATCCAGACCGCCATGACCACGATCCAGACCGTGATCACGACGGCGTGGACGACCATCACCACTGTGATCACCACGGCGATGACCACGATCACCACGCTCATCCAGACCGCGTGGACGACGATCACGACGGTGATCCGCACCGCCATGACCACGATCCAGACCTTGATCCAGACTGCCTGGACCACGATCACGACGATCATCCGCACGGCGATGACCACCATCCAGACGCTCATCCAGACCGCGTGGCAGACGATCACGACGGTGATCCGCACCGCCATGACGACGATTCAGACGCTGATCTCGACCGCGTGGCAGACGATCACGACACTGGTCCGCACCGCCATGACGACGATCACCACCGTCATCCGCACCGGCTTCGAGCAGGCGCGCTCGGCGGTGCAGACCGCCATGAGCAATATCGTCTCAGCGATCCGTAGCGGCATGAGTCAGGCGCTCTCCGCAGTGCAGAACGGCATTGAGGCGATGGTTGGCTACATCACCGGGGCTGCTGGGCGCTTCTTCTCGGCTGGCGCCTCGCTGATGAGCAGCCTCGCCGCAGGTATCTCCTCGCAGATCGGCGCGGCGGTCAGCGCCGTGGCGGGTGCCGCCGCACAGCTCGCCTCGTACCTGCCTGGCTCGCCCGCGAAGAAGGGCCCGCTGTCCGGCTCGGGCTATACCCGCATCCGTGGTCAGCACCTCGTCGAAGACCTCGCTGCTGGTGTCGGCTCCCGTGCTCGGCTGCTCACCGCGCAGGCTCGCGATCTCGCCGACATCATGGCGATGGGCGTGTCGAGCGAGACCGCCTTCAACAAGATCACCGGTCCGCTGGGTGTCAGCGGCTCCATGGCGACAGGGGCAGGGGCAGGCGGCGGTACGATCACGCTGCAGTCCGGTGCCGTGACGCTGACCGTCCAGGTCGGCGAGGGCGTGGACATGGCTGCAGCCCGCGCCGCCTTCAACGGTGCGGGTGACGATCTCGCCGAGAAGCTCGCGCTGGCGCTGAGCCGCAAGTAGAGGAGGCGCACGGGTGGGCACCTTCATCACCAAGGGCTCCGAGAACCCATGCCTCATGGGCTCACCGGAGAAGCGCGTCGACTGGGCCCCCGGTGGTGTGCTGTGGCTCTGCGAGTCCGAGCCTGCAGCGGGCAAGTTCTTCTCGAGCAGCGACGGCGGCTCGACGTGGAAGTACAGCGCCGGCTCGGACCTGCCCTGGAACATCGAGCGGGCGACGAACCAGACGCAGAACTTCCCCACCTTCTTCATCGACGGCGAGGGCTACGCGCACGTCGCGTGGTCGCTGTGGAACACCTCGCCGCAGCGCATGAACTACGCCCGCGGACGTCCGGTGAGTGGCGGCGGCTGGTCCTGGACGATCCTGCGCTGGGCCATCGTGCCCAACGTCGGCGGCGACTCCGAGATGACGGTCGTGCGCCGCGGATCGGGGTGGACCGTCTTCATCCAGTCGGGCTCGCACGGTCGCGTCGGACGCGTCGAGGTCTCGGCCAACGGCACGCTCACCCTCGCCACGGCGGCGATGAACGCGCCGGACACCGGGACCTACCACTCCTGCGCGGCGCTCGAGCACGAGCACATCGGCGACGGCAAGACGCCCAAGGAGAACCCGCACCTGCTCATGGTCTCGGGCGCGCAGAGCACTGACAACGGCATGCGCCCGATGTGGGGCTTCCGCGCCCTGCACAACAACGGTGCCTACACCTGGCAGGCGCCTGTCCAGCTCGACGCTGGCGCGGACATCCACGAGACGTCCATGTCGATGCTCTACGACGGCACGCGGGTGTGCACCGTGTACGAGTACCAGGCCGCGCCAGGCGTGCGCTTCGTCGAGTGGATCCCCGGTGGCGCCGTCACCCGCCGCGACCCTCCCACGCTGCCCTCGGACTTCACGGGCGTCATGCTCGGCGTCAGCATCGGCCAGGACATCGTCACGCACGACATCTGGATCGCGGCGTACTCCTTCAACTCCGACATCTGGTGGGCCAAGCTCACGCGCTCGACGAACACCTGGAGCGCCTGGACAAAGATCGCGACCCGCGTCGAGTCGAAGTGGGACGGCAAGATCCAGATTCCGCGACACGCGCAGCGCGACACCATCGACCTGATCTGGGCCACCGCGAGTCCTGGCGCCAACTACCCGTTCTCGATCTACCACGAGCAGATCGCCCGGCTGCAGCGCACGCCCTCGGCTCCCGCTCTGCACCGTCCGGCCAACGGCGCTCGCGTCGACCTCGCAGCGGGCGCGATGTTCGAGTGGGACTACATGGGCACCGGGCCCAGCGACGTGCAGCAGGCGTGGGCGTTCCGCCGCGTCGCGGGCGCCACGACGGCGTACTGGAACGCCGGGTCGCAGGCGTGGCAGTCGACCGAGATCTTCAACGCCGGCGCCGAGGAGCGGGCCACGTTCCCGCCCGGCGCGTGGCCGAACGGTGCGGCGTACTCCTGGACCGTGCGAGTCAAGGCGTCGAGCGGGCAGGACAGTCCCTACGCAACGCCGCGCTCCGTCATCGCCACCTCGGCGCCAGTCGTCAGGATCACCGGGCCCAGTGGCCTGGTCTTCACCGAAAGCACGCCGACCGTGACGTGGGACTACGTCTCGTCGGATGCTCAGCGCACATACGAGGTCCGAGTCTTCGTGGACGCGCCGAACATCAACCCCGACACCGCGACGCCGTTGTGGAGCAGCGGCCAGGTGACCTCGTCGACTGGTCGCGCCGTCCGCATCGACACGCCGCTGCTCGACGGCGAGTCCTACCGGATCTTCGCTCGCGCGACGAGCAGCACCGACCTGACGAGCGCGTGGGACGACGAGATCTTCACGCTCTCCTTGACGCCGCCGACCGGGCCGAGCGTGCGTGCCTCGCAGGGCTGGTCCTACCCTCGCGACGTCCCGCATGCCGTGCTGCGCCTCGTGGGCCGCACGAACCACCTGTCCTCGCTGCAGGCTCGCGGCCTCGCCGGCTGGGATGCTGAGCCTGGCACCAGCCTCGCCTTCCACGAGGGCGACCTGCTCACCCTCACCGAGGAGGGCTTGGCCCTGACGACGCCGACGGGTGGACGTGTCGCGGCACGCTCCGTGCTCGGCCAGCCGCCCGAGGCGCCCATCGGGCAGCCGCAGCCGCTGGGCCCGCTGTCGTTCCCGGTGAACCCGGGCGAGACCTACACCGCCATCGCCCACTTCCGCGCCGCCACTTCGACGCTGCGCGCCGCACGCATCGTGCTGCGCTGGTACGCGGGCGACGAGGGCCTCGAGGCGAACGCGCCAGCCGCCGCCATGGAGACGACGCTCGGCGATCAGGTCAACGTCGGCACGGCGTACGACCTCGTGGTGACGACGGTGACCGCGCCGCAGGGCGCCAAGCGTGTCACCGTCGTGCCCGAGATGCTGGGCCTGGACGCCGGGGAGACCGGCTACGTCTCGCGGCTGTCCTTTCACCCCGGCGACGACACGCGGTGGCAGCCGGGTGGCTTCGCCACCACCCAGACGCTGCGGGTCGAGCGCAGCCTCGACGGGATCGCCTGGACGCAGGTCGACGAACGGGTCGGCGTGGACTTCTACCAGCGCGGCGTCGTCATCGACCGCCTGATGCCGCTGGGCCGCGACGTGCTCTACCGCGGCTTCACCGACGTCAACTACGACAACGGCGCCCGGCTGTCGAGTGCCCCGAGCCCCATCGCCACCCTCGCAGTCGAGGCCGACGCGTGGGCGATCCGCGACCCGCTGGACTTCGCAGGCGAGGTCAACGCGCTGGTCATCGAGCACGAGCGCAAGGACCGGGATGCCGCCACGGTCTCGCAGCCGGCTGGGCGCTCGCACGCGGTCGTCGACAGCGAAGGCCCGATGGGCGCCGAGGGATCCTTGACGATCTACGCGCCCGCCGCGATCCGCGACGCGACCGTCGACCTGCTACGCCGGGGCCGGGCGCTCGTGGTGCAGTCTCCGGTCGGCGTCGTGCACCTCGTCTACTTCGTGGACCGGGACTACACGTTCGAGATGAACGGCGCCCGCACGCTGGACGCGTCGTACGTCGAGGTGGGCTGATGTGGCCGACCTCGGACGCCTTCGCCGAGGCGCTGGCCCGGCCTGACCGGCAGTGGCGCAGCCAGGTCGAGATCCTCTACGCAGGCGAGCTCGTCCAGGCGCTCGACGTAGTCATGTCCGGCTCGATCACCATCGACGACGTCGCGGTGCGGCGGGCCGCGAAGCTCACCCTCATCGACCCGCTGGGCAACCTGACGCCTGCCGATGCCCGCGACATCCTCGCGCCGAAGGGCACCGAGATCCGACCTTCGCGTGGCCTCGTGCTCGCAGACGGCTCGGTCGAGTACGTCCCGCTCGGCGTCATGGAGATCACCGAGCCCAAGGTCACCGCTGAGCGAGGCGGCGTCAAGATCGACCTGACCTGCAAGGACCGCGCCGAGACCGTGCGTCGGCGGCGCTTCACCGAACCGTGGCGGGTGGCAGCTGGCACAGCCACGCACCAGGCCATTGCCGACATCGTGACGAGCCGCTTCTCCGTGGCGACGCGCCTGACGGTGACGGGCTACACGACTTCCGAGATCGTCTACGACCGGCTGAGCGACCCGTGGGAGGCGGTCCAGGAGCTCGCCGCGAGCGACACCCTCGTCGCCGCCTTCGACCCGCTGGGCACCCTGTCCGTGCAGCGCGACGAGCCCGTGGCGACGGGGGTCACCTACGCGCTCGGACCGGAGTCGATGATGCTCGCCACGGAGCGCAGCATCAACATCGAGCAGACGTACAGCGGCGTCGTCGTCCGCGTCGAGCACCCCGAGCGTGACCCCATCGAGTCGCAGCTTTGGGACCTCGACCCGCGGAGCCCGACGTACTCGCTGGGCCCGTTCGGGCGTCGTCCGTACGGCTACTCGAGCCCGGTCATCACCACGCAGGCGCAGGCCGATCAGGTGGCCGCGACGATCCTGCCCCGCGTCACGAAGATGCGGCAGGAGGCCGTCGTGCACACCATCGGGCATCCCGGTCACGAGATCGGCGACATGGTCACCGTCGTCGACCCGCGCACGAGGACCGAGGGCAACTGGGTCATCCGCGGAGGTACCGTGCACCTTCGACCCAGCGGCGGCTCGACGTCGTGGAAGCTGCAGGAGGTGCCCGCGTGACCGACGCCGCGATCACGAAGATCGTCGATGCGGTCAAGGACGCCAGCGACTCGGGCGCGCACCTCCGCATCGGCAAGGTCACCGCGACGCAGACCGACGGCGCCCGTGTGCAGCTGGACTTCACTGGCGACGCCTGGATCTCGTGCGACCGAGACGTCTCAGCGGTCGTCGGGGACCGTGTCTACGCCCTGCAGCAGGGCTCGGTGCTCATCGTCTCGGGCAAGATCGGCGCCGAAGCGCAGAGCAGCGGCGTGCCGGTCGGAGCGCTCACGCAGTACGCCGGGACGTCCGGCGCGGTGCCCGGTGGCTGGCTGCTCTGCGAGGGCCAGGAGGTCAGCCGCACCGACTTCGCCGTGCTGTTCTCCCGCCTCGGGACGACGTACGGCGGCGGCAACGGCTCGACGACCTTCAACCTGCCGAACCTGCAGAACCGCGTGCCGGTCGGCGTCGGCTCACGAGGTCGAGGCGCTACTGGCGGCGCCGAGACGGTCACGTTGTCCGTGGCGCAGATGCCGAGCCACAACCACGGCGGCGTCGGGGATCACACGCACGGCATGGGTCAGGGCGGCGGCGATCCGCAGGTGCAGAGCGGGACCGGCGCCACCGTCGCAGGCAACGGCGACCAGACCTCGTACGGCGGCGGCGCGCACACCCACGCGTCGGACGGCTCTGGACAGTCCCACGAGAACATGCCACCGTTCGTGGTCATGTACTTCATCATCCGTGTGCTGTGACGGAGAGTCCTGTGCCTGACCCGCTGACCTGCGAGCCTGTGCACCCTGCGGCCATCCTCGTCATCAGGTACCGCAGCCTGATCCGGCAAGCCAGCCACGGTGCCGGGCTCTACGCGCTGCTCGTCGGCGTGGCGACGTTCTGGGGCGGCGACCAGCGCATGATGGGCCCGTCCTACATCACCTCGTCGGATGTAGCTGAGAGCATGGGAGCGTCACCCTCTGTACTCTGGGGGGTGTCCGCGATGCTCGTCGGCGCCCTGGCGCTGCTCCCGCACAGGAAGGTGTCACTGTGCGGCCTCTATGGCGTCGTCGCGTGGAGCGTGGTCTTCGGCCTGAGCTTCCTGGTGAGCGTGAACACCGAACCCCTGGCGGGGGTGAGTGGAGTGTTCGGGCACGGCTTCATCGCAGTGATGGTGACAGGGCTGATCGTGGTGAGGATCGTGGACCCTCGGGTCTGAGTGCCGAGGGCGACCTTGAGACGGCGCCGCTCCCCCCGCTCCCCGGCAGACTGCCACCACCGAGGTCGTTCCGCACCGACACCATCGGGATCTTCCTCGTCCTGTTCGTCGCTGGACTGGCTCAGCTCGCCGCGACGAACGACGGCGCCATCGCTCGGGAGACCTCCGACGCTGCAGTCGTGGCACACCTCTGGGAGTTGACCCTCGCCATCGGCGGTGTTGTCGGACTGGTGGCAACGTTCCTGCCCAAGCGGCTCGCGGTCGTCGGGCTCGGCTTGGAGTTCGTGGCGCGCATCGCGCTGGGCATAGCCAACCTGGCCTACGCGCTGGCCGTGACGCTGTCCCGCGGCTTCTTCAACGCCGAGTTCACCATCCTCACCTACTACGGCATCGCGCTGCTCATGATGCTCGGCGCCTACCAGATCACGCGCTGGTTGCGCATGCAGCGGACCGCAGTGGACGGTGTCCTAGCCATCACCCACCCCGAGGAGGGAGCGTCGTGAACCCGACCCTCTGGGTGACTGTCCTCGCCGCCATCGGTGGCCCCGCCGGCATCGTCGCGCTCATCATGATCTTGCCACAGATCAAGAAGCTGCAGGCCGACACCTCTCGGGTCGAGAAGGAGTCGGAGATCGCCGACATCGAGGGCGCCTCGGTGCTCTCGGCTGCGGCGCTCGCGCAGATGCAGGCAGCCATGGCGCGGGCTGCCGCAGGCGACCTGCACATCGAGAGGCTCGAGAAGGGCCACGCCGAGATGCGGCAGCGCCTGGACGCCCTCGAGGCGCAGCTCAGGGCGTACCGTGAGGTGGCGCAGGAGCACGTCGCATGGGACGTGCTGCGAATCCAGGATCTCGTCGAGACTCACGGCGTCGACCCCCGCACCATCCCACTGGCGCCACCCCTTCTGCCACCACGAGGATGACATGGACGACGACCTCTCGACCGAGGCGAACCTCGGCACCCTCACCGACGAGCAGTGGATCGCCGGGCACAGCGCACTCGTCGAGATGGGCGACATCCCGCCCGAGGAGCTCACGTTCATCTGGGATCCCACGCTGAACCCCGCAGACCTGATCGACCCCGCCGAAGTCGAGGAGGCGCCCCGTGGCTGACGCTGGCGACGTCGCACGGATGCGGCGCATCATCGCGCGCATCGAGAAGGCTGGCGTCGTCGTGCGCCCGATCTCAGGCTGGGAGCACCGCGGCGCCACCTTCGCCTACGTCCCGGTCGGCATCATCGACCATCACGACGCGTCCTCGCGCAAGAGCGGCGAGTGGGGCGCGCTCGGCGCGGTGACCACCGGGTTCGGCACGCTGCCGGGCCCGCTCTCGCAGTTCGTCACGGCGCGCTGCCTGGACGACATCCCGAAGATCGCCATCGTCGCCGCGGGCCGCGCCAACCACGCAGGCCGCGGTGGGCCGCGCACCATGGGCGGGCTTGGCGTCGGGTCCAACGCGGGCAACGGGATCCTCTACGGGAACGAGAAGGCCAACGACGGACGGGGCGAGCCGCACACTGCCGCCGCGCACTACGCCGCCGACGCTGTGTTCGCTGCCGTGCTCGCGGAGTGCCGTGGCGCAGGGGTCGACCGCCTCATCGGGCACAAGGAGTGGGCCACGCCCAGCGGACGCAAGGGTGACCCCGAGTATTCGATGGACTGGCGCCGCACCCGCGTCGGTGCGTTCGCGCCGGTCGAGAAGCCAGTCACGCCGATCCCGCCCGCCGTCCCGAAGGAGCCCTCGCGGTACTCCAAGGTCAGCGAGGCCACGCAGCGCGCCGTGCACACGCCGGTCGACGGCTTCTGGGGCGTCGCCACGGACACCGGGGTCAACGTCGTGCGCCACGCGATCAACGGCGGCTTCCCGCTCGGCGTGGGTGAGGCTCAGCGCGTCGTCGGTGCCAAGATCGACGGCGCGTGGGGACCGAACAGCCGGGGCGCCCTCGCGGCTACCATCAAGGCGCTGCAGATCGCCTGGGGCACCGGAGCCGACGGCGTCTGGGGCCGCAACACCGAAGCAGCATGGCAGCGCGCCCGCGCTGCCTGCTTCATCAAGTAGAGGAGTACGGCATGGTCACTCCCTTCCAGCTCGAGGTGCGCCAGTACGTCAAGGCGGTCGTGGGTGGCCTCATGTCCGCGCTGCCGCTGCTGATCGACGCGCTCAACAGCGACGGGCTCTCGCGCAACGAGGGTCTCGCCGCAGTGCTCGCCTTCGTCGTCGGGTTCAGCGCCGTCTTCTACGCGCCGAACCTCGCCGCCAAGGGACAGCGCGCTGACCCCGACCTGAGCGAGCAGGACCCGCTCGGCGCCGACCGCATCGACGCCATCGCCGATCTCGACGCCGGCTCGCGGCGTGTCCGCGGCGACGAGGGCGTCGGCCAGGTGACGCTCATCGTGCTCGTGGTGCTCGCCGTCATGGCGGTGCTGTTCATCGTCCTGCCCGCGCTGGGCGCGTGATCACGCTTCGCGACGGGACCGAGGTCGAGGACCAGCGCCTCGACCGGCTCATCCCGCCCAACTTCGACCACATGGACAAGTACCCGCTGTCCATGTCGACGCTGCCCGCGACGCGCACGGCGATGGTCATGGGCGTCAACTGGTACTCCAACTTCGACCGACCGCAGCCGCTCAAGGTCGGGCGCAAGACGTGGCAGAGCATCGGGCGCGGCCCGCTCGGCAACGTCCGTGGCGGGCATGCGACCTGCCTCAAGCACTACGGGCTCTCCGACCTCGTGGCGTGGTGGGTCCACTACAACCAGCTCAACGAGGGCCGCTGCGTCGAGTTCGCCACGCTGCGCGCCATGACGCTGCACAACCGCGTGCGCTACGACATCACCTCGCGGTGGCACTACAAGCAGATGCAGAAGATCGACTACTGGCCCGGCGAGGACTACGAGGGCACCTCGGTCGACGCGGGGCTCAACGTCATGCGCCGGTACGGAGCGATCCCGGCGTTCTACAAGGGTGCCCCGATCAGCCCCGAGCAGGCGCCGTCCCTGGTGCGCCCCGAGGAGGGCATCGCCGCCTTCCGCTGGGCGCAGTCGTGGGACATGGTCCGCACCGCGCTCGGCGTCCCCGACTCACTCCCCGGCGTGCCGATGCTCAACTCGTGGGGGCGCGGCTACCCGCACGAGACCCTGCTGCTCGACGAGGCAGGTGCGCGGCTGCTCCACGAGGACGGCGAGTTCGGGATGATCACCGACCGCTGACCCAGATCGACTGAGCCCCGGTAGCCTGGTGCTGCCGGGGCTTCGTCGTAGGTAGGGAGTGTGACCTGTGACGATTGGCTACGGCACCCTTGGCTCGGCCCAGGCCAAGGCCAGCGGCACCTCGCTGACGATCACCACGACCGAGGCGGTGCCCAAGGGCGCCACGGTCATCGTGCGGTACGGCTTCGACAACAACGCCGCCGGCAGCGCCACCGCGAGCGCTCCCGCAGCGGGCACGCTGACCTGCTCGACGACCGGCGCCGTCACGGGCGCCACGGTGCGTGCCACGATGAGCAGCGGCTCGGCGTCCGCTGCGGGCGTCAGCCTCAACATCTGGACCTTCGTCGCGGGCGTCGTCATCCCCGCGGGCGCGACGATCACGGTCACCATCGCCGCTGCGGTCGTCGCTCGAGCAGCATCGGCAGCCTGGATCGGCGCCACCTGGGCGGCAACGAGCAGCGCCCGTGCGACGACTGGCACCGGCTCGGTCAGCGCCACGCCGACCGCGGCGACGCAGGCTGCGGTCGCCACGATCTGCGGCGAGGACAACCAGGCGCAGGCGTTCGGGCAGGTCGTCGGCTGGGACACCGGCATCCAGGTCGGCACCACGGGCGGCACCGCCAACACGAACGTCGTGCTGATCTCGGCGCGCAAGATGATCGTCGGCGCGACCACGGCGCAGACCTACAACCCCAGCGGCGTCTACGCGGGCGGCGACTGGACCGCCTCCATGCTGCTGTTCAATGACACCAGCCCGTCGGTCTCGGCGCTCTCGCCGACGTCTGCGTCGAACGCGGCGCCGGTCACCATCACGATCACGGGCGCCAACTTCACTGACGTGACCGGCGTGATGCTCGACAGCACCCCGGCGACCAGCTACACGGTCAACTCGACGACGCAGATCACCGCGACCTTCCCGGCCAACATGCCGGGCGGGGTCAAGAGCCTCGTGGTCACGGCTCGCGGCTCGTGGTCGAACGGCGACCCCTTCACCGTCGTCGGCCAGGTCTTCAACCTCGTGCCCGCCGACGCCTTCCACGAGCACCACGCCGACACCACGACGATTGTCGATGCGGGCCCGCCGCCCGCCGACGCCTACCTCGCCGCCGTGCTCGCCGACGCGCCTCTGGCGTACTGGCGCCTGAGCGGAGACGCCCTCGACGAGGTCAGCACGCACCACGGCACTTTCACGGCCCTCGAGGGCTGGGGTCCGACGACCGACGCTCCCGGTCTGGCTGGCGGCACCGACACCGCTCGCTACTTCCCGCGAGAGACGGGAGTGGCGGTCCCGCACGCCGCGGCGCTGAACCTCAAGACAGCGACCGGATGGACCGTCGAGTTCATCGCCAAGCCTGACGACCCGCAGGTCTACGCCTACCCGTCCTTCCTGCGGAAGGGCAACGCCACCATCGACGGCTGGCTGTTCTACTACGCCCTGCCGGCGGATCCCACCGTCCGCAGCCTCGTCCTCAAGGTCCCCGGCTTCGAGGATGGCGCGCAGCTCGGCGTCGTCCCCGGCGTTGCACACCACTACGCGGTCACGCAGACCACCGACGGTGTGCTGCGCTTCTACCGCGACGGTGTGCTGCTGCGGACGCTAGGTCCGGTCACGATCAACAGCACGACCGTCGCGGAGTTGACCCTCGCCAACGGTGACGCCTCGCTGCAGGGCGTCATGGACGAGGTCGCGATCTACCCGACCGCGCTGTCCGAGGCGCGGCTGCTGGCTCACCACCAGGCACGCACGGCGTCGCCCACGCCGGTCGTGCACAACCTCGTCCCCGACGACGCCCTGCACGCCACGCGAGCCGACACGACGTCGCTCACCCAGCAGCACGCACTGAGCCCGGTCGACGCGCTCCACATTCACCGCGCCGACGCGACGACGCAGACGCAGCGCCACTCCTTCGTCCCGGTCGACGCCTTCCACGAGCACCGCGGGGACACCTCGCTGCTCACGCAGGGCCACGTCTTCGCGCCCACCGACGCCCGACACAGCCACATCGCCGACGCCGCCGCGATGACGCAGCAGCACGCCCTGGCGCCACGGGACGCCGACCACGCACACCGCGCCGACGCTGCGTCGATCACCCAGGCGCACGTCCTTGTCCCGACCGACGTCTCGCACCCGCACACAGCGGACTCCGTGGCGCTCACGGGCACGCACAGCCTGAGCCCGGTCGATGCGCGGCACGAGCACCGCGCTGACGTCGCAAGCCTCGCCATCACGCACAACCTCGCGCCGGTCGACACCCGCCACGAGCACCGTGCCGATGCGACGACGCAGACCGGCGTGCACCTGCTGAGCCCTGACGACACCCGGCACGAGCACGTCGCGGACGAGTCGGCGGTCGACGACGCGCTGCCGTCCCTGTCGACGCTCGTCGACCCGTTCGACGTCGAGCGCACCGACCTCTGGGACGGCTACGACCAGCCCGAGATCTCAGTGGTCGACGGACAGCTGGAGATCGTCAGGACCGCTGCCTACGCCGGCATGGGTGCGCGACGCTCCTACGGGCCCGGTCGCTTCGAGGTCCGCGTGCCCAACGTGGCCCACGAGGTCGCCCAGATGGACACCGGCATCGAGGTCCACATCGCTCTCGCCAACCACACGATCTTCGTCGAGTCCTACATGCTCTACGCCGGTCACACGGGCGCCTTCGTCATCACCTCGGCGTACGACCCCGTCCGCGACGCCTTCTGGTGCATCGACGTCGATGACGCCGGCATGGTCACCTACCAGACCAGCCCCGATGGCGTGACGTGGCAGACGATCCACGCAGAGACCGAGCCGGTCGACGTCTCCGAAGGGTTGTGGCCTGTCTTCTCCGCGGGCTTCTGGGTCGACCCTGGCGTGCGCTCCGTGGCGCGCTACGGCGCCGTCAACGTCCACGAGGCGGCGGTCGTCTACGACCTCGTCCCCGACGATGCAACGCACCCGCACCGCACGACGACGTCGGCGCTGAGCCAGGACCACGCGCTCGCGCCCGACGACGCCCACCACGAGCACGTCGCGGACGAGACGACGTCAACCGGCGTGCACACGCTGGTGCCGGTCGACGCTTCGCACAGCCACACCGCAGATGTGACCGTGGCGACCGGCACGCACATCCTGGCACCCGCCGACGCCCGGCACGAGCACATCGCCGACACGACGACGTCAGGACAGATCCACAACCTTGCGCCACGCGACGCGCAGCACAGCTCTACGGCGGATCCTTCGTCGCTGACGCAGGTGCACAACCTCGTCCCCACCGACGCGAGCCACCCGCACCACGCCGAGACCACGTCGATGACCGGCGAGGGCACGGTGTTCCCCGAGGACGCTCGCCACGAGCATCGGGCGACCGAGTCGGCGCTGACCCAGGTCCACGTCCTGACGCCCAGCGACGCCCGCCACGAGCACCGCGCCGACAGCGCCGGCCTGGGCCAGGCGCAGGAGTTGCAGCCCGACGACGCTCGCCACGAGCACACCGCGGACACCAGCAGCATGGGTGCGACGCACTTCCTGACGCCGACCGACGCCCGGCACAGCCACACCGCGGACTCGACCGAGGCGACGCAGGCGCACGCACTGGCGCCGCGGGACGCCGCGCACCCGTCGCGGGCCGACGCCTCGGCGCTGACGCAGGTGCACAACCTCGAGCCTCGCGATGCGCGCCACGAGCACCGCGCTGACACAGCACTGGCGAGCCTCATCTCGTTCTTCCAGCCCAGCGACGCCTTCCACGCTGTACGGGCCTCTGCCGCGTCGGCCACCCAGGTACACCGCCTGAGCCCCGAAGACGCCGCTGTGGCCCACACAGCCCGTGCCACGTCGCTGTCCGTCGAGTACCTGCTGAGCCCCGACGACGCCCGGCACGAGCACCACGCCGATCCGAGCGCCGCCTTCTCCGGTCGCCTCGCCATGCCGGTCGGTCGGACCCACGTCGTGCCTGCCGAGATCCGCGTCGTGCACGTCCCCGAGGACGTCCGTCGACTGGTCGAGCTGCCCGAGTGGCGCCGCGTCACGGTGCCCGTCGAGGAGCGCGTGCTCGTCGTGGCAGGCGAGACACGCACGGAGCGTGTTCGGCCCTAGACTGGGCGTTACCACACCCACATCAGGAGGACGCCGTCATGGCGAAGTACACCGACGACTACGTCCTGGACGGCTCTGCGCTGCGCGTCGCCGAGGGCAACGAGCTCCGCATCTGCGCCGGACAGCCGACCTCCTTCGCCGACTCCACCACGCGCCGCCTCGGCAGCATCGCCATGACGCCGGGCACGGGCGGCGGCGACTACTCGCTGGCGAACGGCGACGTCAACGGGCGCAAGGTCACCGTGGCGGCACAGACGGGGATCGCCGTGGCGACCACGGGCACCGCTGACCACGTCGCCATCGTGGACACCGTCAACAGCCGGCTGCTCCACGCCACCACGATGCCCTCGCAGACCGTCACGGCGGGCAACACGGCGAACACCGCTGCGTGGGACGCCGAGTTCGGCGACGTGACGCCCTAGCCATGGCGGGCTCCTTCAAGAAGGACCCGAGCGCGATCCTCGACTACGGCTTCGACTGGACCGCGTGGCTCGGCGCCGACACCATCGCGGTGTCGGACTGGACTATCGCCGGTCCCGACACCTCGCTGACCCTGACGCCGGACCGCCCCGTCCAGGCCGACGCGCACTCGACGCTGTGCTGGCTCCATGGCGGGACCGCGGGGGTCACCTACGACCTGACGAACCGAGTCACGACCGTCGGCGGGCGGGTCGACGACCGCACCGTCAAGATCGTCGTCGTCCAGAAATGATCTAGGGGGCACATGATCGTTTGCCCCCTAGCCCCCCATTCTGGGCCATCGTGCCCCCAAGATCATCATGCCTCTGACCTGCGAAGATAGGCCGGATGATCTACGAGGGGGCACAGGGGGCAGCGAAATCAACTCGGCTCCATACGTCATGCGATAGCGATGTGAAATCCGTGCCCCCACCTGCCCCCAAGATCGCCTGGACTGCATAACCGCAGGCCAGAGGGGGTGCGCCGTGGGGGCACAGCACTGTGCCCCCTTGATCATCCGGGGCAGGGCGTCACTCACAGCTCCCCGTTGGTTACTTGACAGCGCTCTGTCAGCATGTGATACCCTCGGGTCACCCCACCGAGAGGACGAGGATGCTCCCCGAGATCACTGTGCTGGCGCTGACGGCGCCTGGCACCTTCAACCCGAGCGCGACCGTCACCATCGTGCGGACGCTGCTCATCGCCGGCGTCTCCGTGGCGCTGGTCTGGATCAGCCTCGCCACCCTGTTCGGCAGCGCCCGTCAGGGCAACAGCGGCAAGGTCGCCCGCGTGCTCGCGGCGGTCGTCCTCGCGCTCGTGCCGCTCGTCATCGCCATCGGGATCGGCGCCTCGCAGTTCGGGACGTCCATCTTCGGCTGGCTGTTCCCCGGCTTCTAGGCCGTGCAGCGCTCAGACTCCCCAGCGCGCTCCGTCCCTGGCTACTGGCTGGGCGACCCGTCGGCTGGGTTCCGCTGGCCCTTCGATTGGACCTTCGCCGCATGGCGCGTCTGGGCCGGGCTCATCATCCCGCTCGCCTTCCTGCTGGTCTTCGCGATCCCCGCAGCCGCCCTGCTCGTCTTCGCGGCCTGGCGCTTCGGTGTACGGGGCCAGCCGCACATCCCGCAGGTCCGACACTCGTCGGGGCGCAACCTCACCGTCTACAGCGTGGCGGGCACCGTCCTGCTCGGCGCCTTCGCGGTGGCCCCGACGACCGCTTGGCTGTTCCCGCTCTACTGGCCCGTCGCGCTGCTCGCGGCGCCGCTGGTCAGCGCGTACCTCACCAAGAAGCTCCGCCCGTTCTTCGACGACATCAACACGCCGGTCTCCTACTGGACGTCGCTGCTGCCGCGCATCGCCCGCGGCCCCCGCGCCGCCCGCAAGACCTACGAGTACATCCCGCTCAGCGCCATGGAGCCCGGCATCGCTGCGCTCTCCGACCTCGAGTACCTCGCCCTGACCATCGACCCCCGAGAGGTGATCGTGAAGACTGCCAAGCCCAAGGCCCCGACTCTGCAGTGGGACCAGTGGATGCCCACCGACATGCAGCGGGGTGCGAACACCCTCGCCTGGCTGAGCAGCCTCGGCGTCGGCACGGAGGTCACCGCAGGCAACGTGCTCCTCGTCAAGCGCGGCGACGTCGTCACCCAGGTGCGGCCCGGCGCCATCGTCGTGCAGATGGCTGACGGCGCGATCCACGCCATGACCGACCACGCGTTCCGCGCCGAGTTCGACGTGGTGCACGGTGGCTAGCGCGGGGCGTGAGCAGACACCAACGTGGCCGCGTGTCCTCGACAACCCGAAGGCGTGCGGTGCACCGAAGAAGTCCAGGTGGGGCTACCTGCCCTGCGGCTGCACCCACAACGGCTACGGCGGTCACATGTACAACCGCGTGCCGACTGCCGACGCCAACTCCTCGACATCAGAGGTGGCGCGATGAGCCTCATCGACCGGATCCGCAAGCCGATCCACTCCGACCCCGCGCCGCACACCCGGCAGTTCTTCGACAACCTGCTCGTCACGACGCAGGGTCGGGTGTTCGCGGGCTTCCGCATGGGCGACGTCCGCTGGGACTACACCGGCACCGAGGCCAAGGCCCGCACGCTGGATCAGGTCCAGGACGGCTGGGCGCTGCTCGAGGGCACGCCGTACCACGAGCGCGTCACGACCCGTCCGCACCCGGTCGAGCACTGGGCAGCGCGCCTCGACGCCCGCACGCCGAACCCGCTGCCGGACGTGCACCTCTGCGAGCGCTTCAAGTTCTCCGACGAGGAGCTCAGCAGCGGAGCGTGCGGCTGCTACACCTGGAACGCGCACCTGAGCGCCATGCAGCGCCGCATCGCGCAGACCGGGCAGGACGACAAGGTCGTCTTCCGCTACTTCCTCGTCGGCGACGTCGGGGGCATCGACCTGCGCGCCGAGGCGCTGGGCATGCGCTGGGACGGCAAGCGCCCGTCAGACTCCGCTCGCGCCGTCTTCCAGCGCGCCAAGGAGATCGCCGACGCGGTCACCGGGCCTGGCTGGGAGGCCCGCCGCATGACCGAGCGCGAGCAGGAGTGGCTGCGGCACCGCTCGCTGGGGATCGCCCTGCCTGCGCCACGGCTCACCGCCACCGGCAACGTCGGGTGGAGCGGCACCGACCTGCCTGCGCTCGCCACGGACATCCGGTGGGTCGAGCAGCCCTTCGACCGCAACGTGCGCCTCGTGGGATGGCGCGACGGCAAGCAGATCGAGCGCGTCGTGCAGGTGCTGACCCTCGCGCTCGACCCCGGCACGCTCGACTACCCGAACAACGGGCTCGAGCCGTGGATGGTCTACGCGGAGCGCGCCGTCGACCTCGACGGACGCCCCATCGGTGCGGAGTGGAGCGTCAACGGGCGCATCGCCACGGGCGAGGAGCTCAAGGCTCAGGCCGAGTTGGACCTGAGAAGGTCGCTGCACCTGGAGAAGGACTACCGCGACTTCAACGAGCCGCCTCGCGAGGACATCGCCCGCGGAATCATGCGCGCCAAGGAGGTCCGCGACGAGGTCGGCAAGCCGGCTCGCATCAGCGCCCGCTTCGTCGGCACCGTCAACATGGTCGTGTGGGGCGAGACCGCCTACCTCGACGGCAAGGTCGTCAAGACCGCCGAGGAGGTCGCGGAGGAACGCGCTGCCTCCATGACGCGCCTCTACGCGGGTGCCGACATGGGCTTCCACTTCGTCACCCCGCACGGCCAGGCTGCGAAGCTCGCCGAGTTCGTGCCGGGCGAGTACGAGGTCTGGGACAAGGTCGGCTACCAGCGCCAGTGGCCGCTCGACTTCCACTCGACCGCGCTGCCGAACGTCTCGACGTCGGTCGGCGACGGGCACGGCCCCTACATGGGTCCGACCCGTGGCGCGGCCAAGCGCCCGACCTTCCACGACAGCCACTACGCCACCGAGGGCCGCTCGACCGGGCGTGGGCAGAACATGTGGCTCTGGATCTCCACGCTCGGCGGCGGCAAGACGGTCGGCTGCGTCGGCTCGGTCGGCTACAACGCCGTCCGGCGCGGCATCCGCACGCTGGTCAGCGACCCGTCCGGCCCGACCCTGGCGCTCACCCGGCTGCCCGAGCTGGCCCCGTACAGCAATGGGTTCAACCTGCTCAAGGGCGAGGCGGGCATCCTCAACCCGCCGTCGCTCGTGCGTGACCCGATCCGCGAGGAGTTCGAGGTCGACGACGACGGCGAGCGGCGCGACCCCGACGAGGTCGACGACCACTTCTCACGCGCACGCGTGCTCGCCATGGGACGTCGTGAGTCCCTGGTGCGCGACGTGGCCCGTCGCATGCTCGAGGCTGACCTCTACGACCACCCGCAGACACGCCGGGCCCTGCGCGACGCCGCACGCGGCACCGTGTGGACCCGTGAGCGGACCATGTGGGACCTCGTGGACCGCCTGCTGCAGGGCGACGAGCACTCCCGCGACGTCGGCGAGGTGCTGCGGGACGCCTCGGACCTGCCCCGGCTCAACCTGCTGTTCGCGCCGCGCACCGAGGGCGGGGACTTCATCACGAGCGGGCTCAAGCGTGCCGTGTTCACCGTCGTCGCGACGCCGGGCGTCAAGCGCGCACCAGACTCCAAGGCCCGCGCCGACTGGGATCAGGAAGAGCTCAGCGCCGACGCGGTCACCTACCTCACCGGCCTCTACACCGGCAGGGAGGTCTACGACAAGCCGATGGACGAGCGCGCCGTCTTCATCGCCGACGAGGCCGAGACGCTGACCGACGGCGCCATGGGCAACGCGTTCCTGTCGACGCTGGGCCGCGACCACTCCAAGTGGAACATCGAGGCCCACCTGCTGCTCAAGAACCTCAACGAGGTCGTCATGCAGCGCGAGATCCTCAACTTCATCGCGGGCGTCTGGATCGGTCGCATGGCGAAGCTGGGCCCTGCGGAAGACCTCCTGGACACCCTCGGTTCCATCGACAGGGGCTACGCCAAGTCCCTGCTGCGCCTGAGCGAGCGGCGTCCCGGCGAGTTCGTCCACGTCGATGCCGACAACCGCGTGGGCGGCATGGCGGTCGACCTCGGCTACATGCCGCACGTCCAGCGCGCCATCTTCACCACGCCGGACCCGACCGGGCACGGCGCGTGGGCCAGCAGCGAGGAGGTGCTCGGGTGAGGCGCCCGACACGAGTGCCGGTGCGCCGCATGATGATCGTGCTCGGCCTGCTCACCACACTGCTGTTCATCGTCATGGTCGCGGGCGGTGGCGCGGCTCGCGCTGCCGAGGGCCCGATGGGCGACCCCGGCGACGTCGGTATCTGGGACCGCATCAAGGGCACCGTGTCCAACGAGTGCCTCGCGGGCCCGCCCGAGGTCCAGTCGCCACGGGGCGAGGGCTTCCCGACGCCCTTCGTGCAGGTCCCCGAGACCATCGCGGGCGGAGCGCAAGGCCAGTGGCAGGAGTACGGCTTCGCCGGCCTCAAGTCCTTCACCTACGACATGGGCTGCACGATCACGAACGGGCCCAGCCAGGTCCAGGCGGCGTTCAACACCGGCACCGCCAACGACCTCGTCGGGCTCGCGCACTTCCTCACCGCCGTGGCCGACTTCATGGACAAGGCGTCGTGGGATCCGCGGTGGATCACGGCGTTCTTCACCGACCTGGCGAGCACGCTCGTCGAGGCGTTCCGGCTCGCTGCGTTCCTGCCCTACGCCGCCATCGGCCTGATCTTCACCGTGATCATGCTGCTGTGGCGCTCGCGCAAGGGCCAGGTCAGCACCGTGGCGCTGGGGACCGCCTGGGCCGCGACGGTCATCGTGGTCGCCACGCTGATCATGTCGAGTCCGCTGCTGCTGCCCAGCCTCGTGCAGAACCAGAGCGGCGGCATGGTGAGCGCGCTCTACAACGGCGAGGACCCGAGCGAGGCCGCGACCACGCGCACGGTCGAGGCCATCCACGAGCAGGGCGCGCTGCGCCGCATGTTCGGCACGGACCCCTCCCCCGCTGCTGTCGCGGCGTTCCCGACGATCCTGCGCTCGACGTCGTGGTCGTGGGTCGAGTACAAGGCGATCCAGGCTGACCCGGCGAGCAAGCAGGCCATGTGGGAGGCCAAGATGGACGCGCTCAACGAGGTCACCGCCGACCTCAAGGAGGCCGACCCGCAGGCGTACCAGAAGATGACGGGGCTCGAGCAGGACCGCATCGACCCCGCCGCGCTGGAGCTCGGCTACTCCGCAGTGACCAACCTGTTCCGCATCGCCGCCGCCTTCCTGCGCGTGCTGTGCATCGTGGCGATCTTCATCATCGGGCTCGCCTGGCTGTTCGCGGCACCCTTCATCGTCACGCCGCAGGGCGAGAACACCGGGCGCGGCCTGCTCAACAACACCCTGCGCGCCGTCGGCTACTGCATCATCTCGATCTTGGGCTCCTACGGCTTCACGACGTGGGCCGCCTTCGCCATGGCGCCGGACCTCACCGAGGGTCTGAGCCTGATCCTGTTGCTCATCGGGACCGTCGTGTTCTGGTCGCTGATCCGCCCCGACCGCAAGATCCTCTCTCTCGCCACAGCGGGGAAGGTGCAGGGCTTCGGTGGGCTGACCAAGTTCCTCATCGACAAGATCAGCACCGCGGCGGCGGTCGGCGTCGGGGCCAAGGTCGGCACCGAGGCGGGCACCACGACGTCGAAGACGAGCGGCGCCAAGCCGACGTCCAGCGAGGAGTACGACCCGCCCGTCTACGAGGGAGTCGTCATCGACGAGCCACGCCCGGTCTACCAGCGCGGCGCGGGGCTCCCCTCGACGCCCACCGTGATCGACGGCGAGGCGTGGGAGGTCCGTCCGACCGCGGGCGCGCTCGACGCTGAGCCCTCCAAGGTCGACGACGTCTCGGTGCCGCACTCCGAGGTCCGCTATGAGGTCGAGGTCTACCAGCGACCCCTGGTCGACCAGTGAGCGCCGCCCTGCGGTGGCTGTTCACCACGCCCTCTCGCCTCTACGGCACCGTCGGCGCCCTGATCTGTCTCATGGTGATCTTCATGGTCGTCGTGATCGGCGTGCGCGTGGCGACGCTGCCCGTTGCGCCACGGAACGCCGGGGCGCAGGCGACCGAGCGGGCCTTCCCCGACGACAACGTCACCGAGGTCCCCGTCGACCTCGTGAAGCCGGGCAACCTCGAGGAGGCCGCGATGGCGTCCGTGGCCGAGGACGGGCACGGCAAGCCGGTCAGCGCCAAGGTCACCGCTCGCGACGGGCTTGTCCAGGTGGTCGAGGTGACGACGTCGACCGGCGAGGTGGGCGAGGTCATCCTGACTACCGACGGGCCGACCTTCGTCAAGGACAGCGTCACCTGGCGCAAGCCGTGAAGCGCCTGGTGATCGTCGTGGCGGCGCTGCTTGCGCTGGGTTTCGTCCTCATCCCATCGCCGGGTGACGTGGCGGGCGCTGCGCTGGTCGAGCAACCAGCAGAGTGCGTAGACGACGCAACGGATGCCCCTGCCGGCCCCCCTGTACAGGTAGGGAGCGCCACGCAGGTCACGATGGCCGAGCTCGCTTCGCTGACCCGCGCCGCCCGCTTCGACGAGTACGGCGAGCAGGTGCTGCAGACCGCGGTGGCGACGTTCTGGCACGAGAGTGCTCGCGGCCAGATCAAGGCGAGGAACCCGACGTCGGGCGCCGCGGGGCTCACCCAGATCATGCCCGCCAACTACCGGAACCTCGGCGGCGACCCCGACGTGCCCGCAGAGAACCTCCGCATGGCGAAGCAACTCGCCGACGAGCGCGTCAAGGCGGGGCGCGACCCGCTGGGCCCGTGGGTGTCCTACACGAACGGCGCCTACGAAGAGTTCATGGACGAGGCGGCGGTCGCCCTCAAGGGCGGCTCCGTAGCGCCCAAGCCCGCCTACGAGAGCGCCGTGGCGGCGCCGTGCGGCTCGACCCCTGCCGTGCTCACCGCAGCGGGCCCTCCCGGCGCCGTAGGGCCCATCACGGGCAGCAACGGGCAGCTGGACACCTCCAAGCTCTGCCGCGTCGCCATCGCGCCGATGGCCGACCACATGGCGCTGCTGCAGTGCCCCGCGGCCAAGGCGCTCGACGCGCTGGCCGTGGCGTACGAGGCTGACCGCGGAGAGCGACTGTGCTACGGCAACGGGTATCGCTCGCTGGCACAGCAGGTCACGCTCGCTCGGACCAAGCCGGGCCTCGCGGCGAAGGCTGGGACGTCGAACCACGGGTGGGGCCTGGCCGTCGACCTCTGCAACGGCGTCAACATCTTCGGCCACCCGGCGCATCAGTGGATGGTCAAGAACGCCGGACAGTTCGGCTGGATTCACCCGAAGTGGGCGCAGCGCAGCGGATCTCGTCCCGAGCCCTGGCACTGGGAGTACGGGGACACCTCGGCGTACTGACACAGGAGGGCCTCGCCTGTTCGACGAGGCCCTGCCCGCCTCTGCTCCCCAGCAGGGTCACCCGCCATCGCAACGAGGCTGTGCGGCGGGCTGCGACAAGCATCGGGGCTGTCCCGACGCTCGTCAACCGCACGGTCTGTTGACGTCCTGTCAAGAGTATGCGATCATCGTTGGAACCAACCGAAGGAGGGTGCCGTGGCACTCGTGGCCGAGTTCACCGAGCCGCTCAACAGCATGGTCAGGCCCGATCAGCGGGAGTACGTTGACAAGCGCGCCGAGAAGCCAGGCGTCTCGCGAGGATCCCTCGTCCGTGACGCCCTGGACCTGCTCATGACGGCGCAGCCACTCGACTCGGAGCCGGATGTGCGGGAGACTGTCAGCCCCTCGCAGTAGGCTCCACTCCCCGCTCGGCACTCCCCATCGCTGTTGGAAGGTCCCCCGTATGACTCTGTCCGTCCCCGTGATCACCGAAGACATGGACGTCACTCGCGCCGCGCTGGCCTACGCTGCAGCCGGCTGGTACGTCGTCCCAGTCAAGCACGACACCAAGGCCCCCACCGTGCTCGGCAAGGGGTGGCAGCACCAGTCCTCGCGTGACCCCGAGCAGATCGTCGCGTGGTTCGCGGGCACGAACCACGCGCTTGGGCTGCACGTCGGTCGCTCAGGCGCCATCGTCTTCGACCTCGACGAGCCGGACTGCATCCCCGCAGTGCTGCAGCACGCCATCGAGACCGAGGCGCCGCCCTACCAGTCCTCGCGGGTCAACGTGCCGAACCAGGGCCACTACGTCTTCGCGGTACCGCCCGGTCGCTACTTCGGGAACGGGCGCGGCGGCATCATGCACCCCGAGCACAAGGGCAAGTGGGGCGAGGTCCGTGGCGCCAACGGGATCATCGTCGCGGAGCCGTCCCTGCACACGAAGCCGGGCGGGCGCTACCACTGGGTGAACGATGAGGGCGAGGCGCAGGAAGTCCCCGAACTTCCGAGCGAGCTCGCCGACCTGCTTCCCGACGGCACGCCGTCGAGCGACGTCGCCACCGACGAGACCGTGGCGACCTTCCTGACCGAGCACCGCGCCGCGTCGGCGCCGCACCTGCTCACCCCGATCCTGCGGCGCTTCGCCAAAGAGGTCGAGGGGCAGTCCCGGCACGAGGCGCTGGTCGCCGCAGGGGCGTGGGCCATGCGTGACGCCCGAGCGGGCATCATCGACGCCCAGGAGGCGTACGACCAGCTGCAGACGCTGTTCCTCAAGGCCATGGCTGGCGAGGCCGGGCACGGTCGCTTCCCCAAGTCCGAGTTCCGCGGCGTCATGGCGTGGGCGGTCGGCCAGGCTCTCGCCATCGACCCCGAGGCCCGCCGCGAGACGGTCGTGGAGCGCGTGGAGAAGCCCGCCGAGATCGGTGGGGACTGGGACACGCTGGACCCTACTGAGGCGCCCGCGGCTGCCCCTGCCGCCACGGAGCGGCGCCGAGACAGCGACGACTACTGGTACCGCGACTTCCTGCTGAACAAGATGGACGTCGACTCCGAGCTGCTGCTCAAGGACGTCATCGGGGCGGGGCCCATCGCCATCGCCCGCGACCACCGCTTCTGGTCCTACGAGGACGGCGTGTGGCGCGAGGACAACCTCGTCGTGCGCGAGCGCGTCATCGGGTGCCTCCGCAAGCGCGTGAAGCCGAACCACTGGTCGCTCATCGAGCAGATGCTGCAAGTGCCCGGCGTGATCCCGGCGCTCGAGGGTGACCCCACGCCTGACATGATCAACTTTCGGAACGGCATGCTCGACTGGAAGTCCGGCACGCTCATGCCGCACGCGCCGTCGTACCTGTCGACGATCCAGCTGCCGGTCGACTATGACATGACGGCGACCTGCCCGGCCTTCGATGAGTGGCTGAGCGAAATCCTCTCGCCGGACTACGTCAAGTTGGCCTGGCAGATGATCGGCTACCTGATGATGAGCGGCAATCCGCTGCAGGTCGCCTTCCTCATGCTCGGCAAGGGCGGCAACGGTAAGGGCACGCTCATGCGCGTCATCAAGGCGCTGCTGGGCGACGAGAACATCAGCGCGCTGAGCCTCGACGACATCACGGGCAACCGCTTCGCCCCCGCCGGCCTCTACGGCAAGATCGCGAACCTCGCGGGTGACATCGACTCGACCTTCCAGGAGTCGACGGCGAAGTTCAAGATGCTGACCGGCGAGGACATGTTCACCGCCGAGAACAAGAACGCCCAGCCCTTCCGCTTCACCAACTGGGCGGTCCCGGTCTTCTCGGCCAACAAGATCTTCGGGTCCTCCGACACGACCGAGGGTTACCTGCGTCGCTGGATCATCATGAAGTTCGACCGGACCATCCCCAGTCACAAGCGGATCGCTGGGCTCGAGCGTCGCTTCATGAGCGAGCTGTCCGGCATCGCGTGGCGCGGCCTGGAGGCGCTGCGCGAACTCATGGAGGCCGGGCACTTCAAGGACGACGGCGACGTGAAGCAGGGCAAGGAGGAGTTCACCGAGGCGCTGGATCAGGTGCGCCAGTGGGTCTCGGAGTGCACCGCGCCGGACGACGGCAGCGAGGAGCGCACGGCCCTCTACGAGTCGTACAAGATGTGGGCGCACAAGGTCGGCGTCGGCACCCTGAGCGCCAAGGAGTTCTACAGCCGCCTCGACGGTGCGGGCTACCCCGCCGCCAAGGTGCACGGCGTCCGTCGCCACAAGGGCCTGCGCGTCACCGTGGCGCGCATGATGAGCGACGCCATGCTCACAGAGAGTTGACATGATCGCGTAGCCTGGCCGTCAGGATGCTGACGATCAGGCGCGAGCACAGCCAAGAAGTCATCGCTCATGCGATGGAGGAAGCCGAGCGCAGCGATGGGCCCCGCGAGTGCGTGGGGCTCATCGTCTGCCACGTCACGACCCGGCAGTGCCGGGTGATCCGCCTGACCAACTCCCACCCTGACCCGGCCAACCACTTCGAGGTCCGCGAGCGCGAGATCCGCGGCGTGTACCGCCAACTCATGCGCGAGCGCGAGTACATCGACGTGATCTACCACAGCCACCTGCGCGTCGCTGCGGTCCCGTCGCAGGGCGATGTCGACAACGCCGACCTCGAGGACGCGCACTACCTCATCGTCGCGACGAGCGGACGCGGTCGGGCGCTGCGCTCGTGGCGCATCCAGGCCGGCGAGGCCCGCGAGGAGCCGGTCCACATCGAGGCTTGACAGGTCGTTGACAGGTAGTGCAAACTAGGCACATGGACTTCATCCCCCGTCGAGGCGAGTTCGACGACTACCAGCCCTTCCGGCACAACGAGGCGAAGCAGTGGCTCGCGCTCATCGCCCTCTTGATCTTCCTCGTGGTCTTCCTGTGAGCACCTGGGCCGACGTCGAGGTCGGCGACGAGGTCAAGGGCCGCGACGGCAACGCGTGGGCCGTCGAGAAGATCGCGAACAAGAACAAGGGGCTGCTGCGCGCCGCGACGATCATCCGTGGCGACAAGAGCTTCGACGTCGAGATGCCGACCGGGCGCGACGTCGAGATCCTGAGCAAGGGCGCCCCGCAAATCAAGGGCGTCGAGCCGACCGACCTCGCGGCTGCAGTGGTCACGTCGACCATCGGCGGCGAGGTCATCAAGGTCGACGACGGCACGAGGCTCCCGCCGCGGTCGCCCCGCACGTTCCAGCACGTCGGCTCGCTGCTCGGCCACCTCTACGTCGAGCACGGGATCCGCGACCTGCCCACCGCGTCGAAGGCGGCGCACGTCCACGCAGAGCACCACGAGGCAGTCCTGCGCCGCGAGGCGCTGCAGGGCTACCGCGACCACACCCACGACCTCGGAGAGTGACGGATGAACTCGATGAGCCTGGCCGGCGCTGCTGGCCCCACCGCGCTCGGGTGCCTCGACGACCTGTGCCGCTTCCTACGCAGCGTCGGCGCCACGCCGATCACGTCGTCGTTCAAGCACAGCATCATCGGGCCCTCCACGATCAGGGACAACGAGGGCAACGTCATCGCCGTGCTGCCAGGACATCCCGACGCCTGGCACCGCATGGAGGTCGAGGTCGAGCACCAGTGCGACGGCGAGACGTCGTGGTGCAACCGCTGCGAGGAGCGCGAGCGCGCCATCAGGCGCCACGGAGACCAGTCGACCTGCGAGGTGTGCGGCGGCGCCATCGAGTTCTGGCAGC